TTAATAAGCTTCTCAGCGTCAGCAGGATTGCTAGGATCAAGAGAAGCCATAGCCATCTGTAGTTGCTCTGCCTGAGTACCACGCGGTTGTCCTCTTAAATCTTGGATAGCACCTTGCATACCTTTGATTGACTGATTGTTTAAAGCCATCCATTGTTGTTCGCTACTCATGTTAGGGTCTATGCTTTGGTTAGACACTCCCGTTAACATACCTGCTATATCTCTAGCCATTTTTATATTTCCTAGTTAGTCCAATATGAGCTTAAATCTATTTGGTCAGGGCTTGTAGGTACTGACTTAGAATAATAAGGGGCGTTCGGCTGATCCATAAAAGAAGGCATAGTAGGCTGAGAACCAAACTGCCTACCTAACCAATCAAGACCTGAATCAATAAAACCACCTGAGTTTGACAACATACCGCCATCGGGGTTTATGATTTTATTAAGTAGCTGTTCCTGCATAGTAGGCTGAGAACCAAAAGCACTCTGTAACATACCCTGCATTTGAGCTTGCTGTAAACGATTACCCAAGTCAGCCCCTTGCATAAGAGATTCAACACCTGTTTGACCAAGCTGTGCTTGTAGTTCCGCACCACGCTGTTGACCACGTTGAGCCAACTCAGCGGCAGACAGACCAGAACCAAACATATTAAGAGCCTGCTGCTGTGGTTGATAACCTGCGGCCATCATTGCCTGCATGTTCTGTAGGTCTTGACCTTGTAGCTGACCTTGTAACATTGAAGCTTGATTGCCAAGACCAAACATACCTTGACCTAGATTAAAGTTACCTTGCTGTAGCCCCTGCTGAAAGCCTGCTGCACCTTGGTCAGCACCTTGTAGACCCAGTATGTTTTGTAGTTGCTGTGATTCTAAACCACCACCAACTTGAGCCAAGTCAGCAGTCATACCTGTCAAAGACTGTGCATTCTGCATAGCTTGCTGTTGTTCGGCTGAAGCCTGTTGACGAGCCATTAGAGAAGCTGTGTTACCTGCTTCAGCCTGTGCTTTAGCCATTGCCAACTGCTCTGGAGTGCCACCGTAAGCGTCCGTAGAGATACCTAAACGACCTTGACCTAACAAGCGTTCCTCTAGTGCAAGGTTCTGACGTTGCTCTTCAGGAAGCTGTGTGGCTCTTATAGACTCATAGATGTCAGCTTGGCGTTGTTCAGGAGACACCATCAGACCTTGGCCTGCTTGTTGTGCTAGACCACCGTACTGTGAGCGAAGGTTCCGAAGGTCTTGGCCTTGTCCGTAACCACCAACTTGTTGTCCAAACAAACCGCCAACGGCCCCACGTTGTCCTGCAATAGAAGGATCAAACTGTCCTGCGCGACCAAGGAAGTCCTGAGCTTGACCATAAGCATTAGAGCCTATCTGTCCCGCTAGTGGGTTGTACTGTCCACCTAAGTTACCCGCTAGTTGACCTGCTCCACCCATCAGTTGACTCTGTAGAGCCTGCTGTTCAGGACTGAGGTTAACATTAAGCCCACCATTAGCACCTGCTTGTACGTTAGCAAGGTTAGAGGTAACACCAAAAGGTTTAAACTGTGTAGCGTCAGAGGCTTTTTGACCTAAAGCAGTAGATTTATCATAACCTATCTGTCCTGCTTCTTGTGCTGCTTTAACACCTTCTTGTCCTACGTAATACTGTGCGCCTAACTCTGCGCCACCTTTTAATAAATCCATTAACGCCATTAGTATGCTCCTCCAGTTATTGTATCAGCCGTAAGAGTACCTGATATGTTTACAGTGACGGCTGTAGTAGTCCCTGTTAAGGCAGCGTTAGCAGCATTAGCTTTAGTAGCACTGGCTGTCGCTATGTTATTAAACTCTGTGTCAATCTCTGTTCCCTTGACAATCTTAGCTGCGTTACCGGAAGCAAGAGCATCTTTAGTGGCAAAGTTAGTGGTCTTTGTGTAGTTGGACATTAGATGAGTCTCCCTAGTATAGCATGTATGTCAATTTTTTGAATAGAAAAAGAAGTGTCGTTGATCTCAGTTTCAAGGCCAATAGTTACTACCTCACCGTTGCCGCTAGTGTTAACCTTTGGTGTGTTGATAATGGCAGAAGCTGTATACTCCGCAGTTGTGTTGTACTCAGACACTCCGTACTGACCTGCATTGGTTGATCCCGTTAAAGTAAACACCTGCTTAGTAAAGTTAGTAGAGTAGTCATAACCCCAGTTCAGCGTAGATTTAGTGTTCTGACCACCAATAATAGTAATGTTAAACTTCTTTAGGAACTTTAAGTTAGAAGCATTGCCAAAGTCCATAGGGTTACTGAAGTAACGCATCTGGTAGTTAGCTGTGCCGTCTAGGTATCCTGCGTACTTGACAACACCTGAAGAAAGACCAAAGTATATGTCACCTGCTTCAGTTGTAGTGAGAGCTAGTGGATGTAGACCTGACCAAGTAGTAACTCTTTGTGATCCATCCTGTAAAGGCGAACGCATGTCAAAGCAATACGTTGTGTCACTGTCAGGCAGAGTCAACAAGTAGAATGCTTCATCAGCACTGTACACAGACTTAATAGGATTGGTTTGCAAAGGCACAAGAGAGGTAAGATCACTACGGACGTTCTTGCTTATGTCCCGCATGGGCATAGACTTCTCTTGGATAGTCCTGCCAAAGCTACGAACACCTGAGTCAGATAGGAACAAGATGTCAGTACCTGTGTGCTGCACTGAGTCTCTTGCTATACAACCAACACCCTCTACTGTATCCGCTAATGTCATGTTAGCAGGGGAAGAAGCACCTGAGTACACAAGGATAGACTTCTTGCCAAAGATAACTAAGAAGTTGTTGTGTGTAGCTAGAGCCACTACTTCGTCATTACCCGTAGGCCATACAGTTGTTAGGTTAAGATTGCCTGTAGCACCGCCTGTCCACTTTGTGCCGTCAAGAGTATCACTCCAGTACACAGTGTGCTTGTTGCCTACAATGTCCGTAACCCACAGCTTACCAAAGGCAGCTAGTACTTCGTTGCCCTGCGGTACTGTGCCTGAGTATCCTGTGTGAGCAGTGATAACTTCCATTACAAAGGAACCTGAATCGTCTGTAGCAATTAACGGGACATGCCCAGACTGAAACATATACAGGTGGTTGTTGAAGGTTGCACACTTCCAATTGTTAGCTGACGGTGAATAGCCACTAGGTGTAATATCAACCAGTGTGCCTGTGCCTTTGAATATCTTGTTGTTGCCCGCAGAGATAACAACCTTGCTACCACTAGTGTCCACAAACTCAAAGACTGTTTCTATGCCACGGCTACTACCTAGCACAGCAGCACCGTTGGAAGACACAGCTTCCCATCCTTTACGCGCACCTATGCGACCTAGCTTGTCTATAACACAGTTGTCAGCAACAGAGGCAAACGAGGGATCACCACCTATGGGAGACTCCTGCGTGTTAAGCCCCATAAATCCCGGCGCTGCTACTGTAATGTTCTGTAGTTGTTGAGCCATTTAAGAATACCAGATAGTTTCTTCGGGGTGTTGGGCAGCGTCAAAGGCTATAGCGTCTGCTAGAGTCCTATCAGCAAGAGCAAACAGTTCAGCAGCACTTGTGCCACCTGTCTCACCACGCTCTCTAGCACCCAATGCAGTGGCTAGTTGAACGACAGGAGAGGAAGGTATGAGCATGTTGTCTGTGTCTACAGTGAAGTCATCAGTACGTAGGACAGCGTTAAAGCGTACCTGATACACACCGTCAGGCTTTGGATACAAGTCAACACCGTTGTCTCCGTTAGCGTCCACACCGTTAAAGCTGTAGAACTGTGGAGTACCTGTAGGTGCATCGTTGATGAGGAAAGCGTTGTTCATCCAGTGTGATGTGCGGTACTGCAAAAAGAAGTTAGAGGTGTCGTTAGCAACATCCAGTATTTTCATACGGTTGCCAGAGCCAACCAGTGTGTAGTTAAAGGCTGTATCATCTGTGCTGACAGTCAGCGTGTCACGTAAGGCTGTCCAATCGTAGGCATCCTCAACAGTTCTTTTAGAGTCGTTAACAAACTCACCTATAAGTTTAGAGTAGCTGTTCTGAGAGACTGACGTAACTTCATCTTCCCTCAGTCTGCGTAGTACGCTGTTAACTAGCTGTAAGTATGTCATTATGCAAACCTTTGTGATGTTGTAAATGCAGACTCAAATGGAGATGTTAAAAA